CTGATTTGCTATTATAAAACCCTTAAAAGCTATTTCAACTGTTTGTATTGCACCAACAAGTCCAAAAAATAATGCTCTTACATTGTTTAATTGGAATGCCATTATTGGTGAAAAGAATTTCATGACTTCCGCTAAACTAACAAAAGTATCGATAATGGTGTTGAAACTATCTCTACCAACTCTTTCAAAATCCTGAAACTCACCTCTAGCTTCGCCAATAGCAGTTGCTATTTGTTCTCTAAATAAATCTAAAGCAGGTAAAAGACCAATTAAAAATTCTGCTGTTACATTTCTGATTTGTAATTGAATAACACTCATTTTGTCGTTGAATTGTTCAACTGCTCTAATTGATTTTTCACTTAAAACAAGTCCTAATTCTTCGGCACGTTCTATAAATCCGTCCATACCACGTTCAGCTAAATCTTCCAAAGCACCAGTTAATAAAATACCTTGTCTACCAAATAAATTAGCCAATGCAGTTGCTTTTTCAGTTTGTGATCCTAGATTTGATATACCAACAGCAGTTTCTTCTAATAACTGAGTTGTTGATTTATACCTACCCTCATTTGTTTGCAATTCAACGCCAATAGCTTTGAATATATCTTTAGTTGTTTTTAATCCTCTTTGAGCATCACCAACACTTCTAGCAAACTTTTCTAATGCTTTATTACCACCCTCAATACTTGTGCCACTTTCTAATGCTGCCAAGCTAAATGCCTGTATTGCATCAGTAGTTATACCTGTTCTAGTTGCGGTTTTACCTATAGCATCAACAAATTCAAAAGTTTTTTTGGTAAGAGATACAAATGCTTTTGATGCACCAATAACAGCAGCACCAACAACAAGCATACCTGCAGCCACCATAGCACCCGCATTTCTAACAGCGTGTAAATTTGTTTTTACTTTATTAAAAGCAGCAGTAGTCCTATTAACTGCGGTTAATTCAAATTTTACCTTTTGTTTAGCCATTCTCTTTTTCTACCTTTAACTCAAAGTAGGCTATCCAACCTTGATATTCATGGACGCTAATTTGTTGTACTTCTTCTAAAGTCTTGCCTAGTTTTTCAGCTAGTGCATATTGTGTATGTAAATTAACGTCCTCTATTAGTTTTTTTTGACATTCTCAATAGGTTCTTGTCCCATAATTTGAGTTGCCACCCTGACCAATACATCTTGGTCAACTTTATTTAATAAAGGATTTTTATCTTCCAAACTAAATAACTTATCTCCATTTTCATCTAGTGCCTTGTATATTAAGACGTAAGCCATCATCGTAAGGTCATCGTTTTTGCTCATTCTATAGAGTTTTGACGTTTCACTTAGCGTTAATGGCTTCGCATATATTTTTAATGGTTCATCTTCACTTCCCCATTCAGGTACTTTAATAACCTTTACATCTTGATCTTCAAAATGTGACTTAGCTCTCTCAATAGCTTTCATGATTATACTGTAGCTGCTGTTAATGCACCTGTACCTTGTACAGAAATACTAGCTTCAACCATACCATCAAATGATGCACTTCTTGTTACGCCTGTTACTAAAGCTGTGCCTGAATAGTATGTGTCACCACTCGTAGAACCTTCAGGATAAACGTTTAAAGTTACAGAACTACCAACTGTTAAAGCACCCTGTCCGTTTGTGTCCGTTTCGTCCCAAAATACGTCAACAGAACCGCTAAATGTTGTTAATGATGCTAAATAAGTTCTTGCGCTATCTCCCATTGAAGTATCTTCAATAACATCGGCATTTTCTTCTAAAGAATAAGACCTTATTTCTGCAATAGCATTAGAACCAACTTTTACAGTTCCTTCACTTCCTTTATGAGTTGCCATCTTCTTTTACCTCACTTTTGTTTTTTTTAGAAGAAGATTTAATTTTATCTTGCGAATGGACTGCTTCCTCTTTCCAACCCATATTCAATAAACTCTCAACCTTTGAAGGGTGAGCATCTATAGAAACTTTTCCGTTAGGACTAATCATTTTCATAATTATATACCTCTTTATACTGCTACATCAGGATTTGTTTCCTGAACATAGTAATTAGTTAAAAATGTCAAAGAAACAAAACCTAAAGGTTGTTCACCTTCTGCGTTAAATTCTATTTCTGTTGCTTCTAAATAAGTATCTTTTGCTAAACCGCCTAATGTAGGGTCAGCAGAAATAGCTTCTTCAACTTCCTTGCTTATTGTATCAATAGTGTCATCAAAATTGCTAGTTGCTTTTGCATATCCTTCAACCACTACAGACAATTCCCTACTCATAAGTCTATCGCTACCTATAACCAATGGTTCTGAAGTTTCAGATTTAGTATAAATAACTAAAGCAGGTAAAGTCTCTAAAGGATAAACCCTAGTTTCATGTACTCTTGTTCCTGTTGTTGTTAAATTGTTCAAATTAGTACCAAAATATTCTCTAATTTGTTGTCTGATATGATTTGCCATTTAAACTTCCTCTAACATTAAAGCACTAAATCCCGTTCTATCAGATTGTATATTAACAACTGTATAATTTTGTGCTGCTTTTATGGTATTACCATTAGTATCTTTGATCGCAGAAACAGCTAAAGTATTACCAAAAGCAATACTTGGTACATCTATTGTTCTGCAATAGGCTATTGGTTTTAATGCTTCTACACCAATGCCTTCTTCTTGTTCTACATATTCATTATTTAAAATAATGTTTATTGTAGATGCTGTGCCACTACTATTAGTATAAACAGCAGATACGCCATGCCCGTAATTTAT